GCGGACAATACACCTGCACACCGATTGCCACGTGGCCCACGCAAGATCCAATCGTGGACCTTCACCTACACGGGAAGCCGTTTAGAGCCAAGATCAGCGAGAAGATCGCACTGATGCTCGGTCTGTACATGGCTGAGGGGAGTTGCGCAGCGCCAGGACAGTTTCAGTTCGCGCTGCATGAGGATGAGACTTACATCGTTGATTTCTTGAGAGACGCCGCCGACGAACTCAGCGCGTCGATCCGCGTCTGCCCGCAGCCAGATGATCGCGGGGTGCGGGTGACCATCAACAGCACAGCGTGGCGTCGCTTGGTTCATGAGATGGGAAAGAGCAGCGGGAAGTGCCTCCCGTGGGACTGGATGGGGTGGCCGATTGCTGTGAGGACTGCGATCATCAGGGGGTGGCTGGTTGGTGATGGCTGCCTGCGTGTGAGCAACAAGAACACCCACCCGCAGAGTTTCTTGAGCGGATCCACGATCTCTCGTGACTGGGCAATGCAGGTGCATCACACACTCCTGGAGCTTGGGCTTCGGCCACGCTTGCAGTACGTAAAGCCGAAGAAGTCTGAGATCGACGGTCGGGTCTTCTACGGTGAGGAGGCGTACTTGATCAGCTTGTGCTCTGACGACATTCCACTTGGTCGAACTAGTCCTTCGACGATCGTCGTCGACGAGGACTCGAATGGGAGTGCGTGGTCACGCCTACACGAGGTAAGGCAGCTTGAGACGCGATTCTGCGGGCTGGTCTACAATCTCGTAGTGGAGGAGGACCACTCGTACGTTGTGGAGGACATCGCTGTTCATAACTCACAGGACTTCATCAGGCAGTTTATCGCCGACGAGGGCATCCCGGTCGTCGCCCACACGACGACGAGCAAGCGGAAGCACTCACCCGAGTTTGGGATCGAGGCCGTGGCGGCCGAGATGGCCGCGAGCAAGTGGATCTTCCCGAGCAGGGACGGGACGGATCGCGGCATGGAGACCGAGGTCCACAAACTGGCGCAGGAGATGCTGTACTACTCACCGGACGCCCACACCGGCGACCGCCTCGCGGCGACGTGGTTCGCTCGCCAGCTCGCTCACGCCGAGGAGAGGCGAAGCAGGAGGAGCCACGGCGTGAGCGTGAGGATCGTCGGGTGACCCGAATCGTCAGGAATCGGGTGTGCGACATGTGCGGCGAGCACGTGAGCGAGGAGGATCAGGTCGTCGACCTCCTGGCCAACGACGAGGAGAATTGGTGGGAGCTGATCTTCGTGCACGACGGACTGTGCTACAGAGCCGCCAAGATCGAGTTCGTCCTCGGAGTTTCGTCGAGGTATGTTCGCGATCACGACTGGGTCCCCGTTGATGAATCTGGATTCCCGCCTGACGTGGTAGAGTAGTCTAGCTATGTCGACGCAGCACAACCTCCCCGTCACCTTGAACGAGACGAATGGGCAGCCCGGGGACGCCAAGTTCGTCGGCAATCTGATCCGCAAGGCGCTCTACTGGTTCATCGACACCAGCGGCGACTACACCATCCAGGTGTCGTTCGACGACGGGATCGTTCCGGGACCCACCACGTGGCACACCCTAGTGGCAAACGTCACGACCGGGACTGACTACCTCACGAGTGAGGACACGACCAACCCGATCCCGCTGTGCGCGCAGTGGATCCGGATCCTCACGAATACCCACGACGCCGGGTCGTGGTTTCGCGTCGTGGGGCACGACCAAGCGTGAGCACCAGCGATCACACCGCAGCGCGCCCAGCGACGTGGGTCACCGTTCGCACCAATGCCAAAGACATCGACCTGACGTGCGTGTGCGGTGTGCGCATCGATGGTGTCATCTACCTGGCGACCTACCGAGACTTCAGGGGGACGGTGTTCTTCGGGTGTGACGAGACGTGCGCCAAGCTCGCCAGCGTTACATCTGCGAGTCACTTGGTCTCCACGATGAAGTAGTCCTCGCGCGCACCGCGGTGTACTATCGGCTAGATGGACGGAAGTGAGATCAGGTCGCAGGTCGTCAAGGCGACTCTCCTCCCGCGAGATGGGGTGGCAGAGTCGAACGCTTCGGCAACTGAGGACGACACCCAGTCGATGTTCGAGGAGGCAGGTTGCCTCGAGCCCCCGTACGACCCGACTACGCTGTGCAGGATCTTTGAGTCCTCGAACTGCCTTCGGCAGAACGTCGACGCGTACACCGTCAACATCGACGGCTTCGGTCACGAGTTCTCTCCGATCGTCGACCTGGAGACCGACGACGCCCGCGCGCAGGTGGCAGACGTACTCGCGCTAGACGCGAACATCGACGACAGCGAGGTGCCGAAGGCGGAGATCGACGCGGCCATCCTCAAGATCGAGGCGACTATGCGTCGCGAGAAGGTCCTGCTCAAGAACCTGTTCGACAGTTGCTGCGCCGACGAGTCGTTCGTCGGTCTCCGCCGCCGAACCAGGTTAGACCTGGAGGTCACCGGGAACGCGTACTGGGAGATCCTTCGCAACAAGCGAAGTCAGATCGCCAACTTCGTGCACCTTCCGTCCTACACGATGAGGCTCAAGAAGCTCAGCAAGCCGGTCGAGGTGACAGAGACGATTCGCTCGACGATCCTCGACGTCGATCGCTTCCTCGTTCGGCGACGATTCCGCGGCTTCGCGCAGATCGTGGAGAGCCAGACGGTGCACTTCAAGGCCCTCGGTGACCCGAGAGTCATCTCGCGCATCGACGGTAAGGACTTCGGGGTGGGGGACGAGGCGCTGCGCGCTCTGCGAGAGCGGAACCTCCCAGGCGACGGACCGGCCACGGAGGTGATCCACTTCAAGATCACGTCGCCCAGAGGACCGTACGGGATCCCGCGGTGGATCGGCGTCCTCGCCGGTGTCCTCGGCTCACGAGAGGCCGAGGAGGTCAACTACAGTTACTTCGAGAACAAGTCGGTGCCACCGCTGGCGCTGCTCGTGTCGAACGCCCGCGTCGGCCAGGACTCAGTCTCGCGCATAGAGGACTACATCCAGACGAACATCAGGGGAAAGAAGAACTTCCACAAGATCCTGATCATCGAGGCCGAGTCAGACAACCTCACCGAGGGGACTGGGCGCGCGTCGGTGAAGCTCCAACCGCTCACCGATGCTCAGCAGAAGGACGCACTGTTCCAGCGCTACGACGAACGCAACATCGACAAGGTCGGCATGGCGTTTCGCAACCCACGCATCGTGCGCGGTGACATGCGAGACTTCAACCGCTCCACCAGTCAGAGTGCGCTGGAGTTCGCCGAGCAGCAGATCTACCAACCAGAGCGCGAGGACTTCGACTGGGTGATCACACGGAGGATCTTCAGCGACCTCGGGGTCACGTACTGGAACTTTCGATCGAAGGGACCGACGCGAGCGCGCGCCGGGGAACTGTCTGAGATGTACGGCAAGCTCGTCGAGCGCGGGATCATCACGCCGGCTGAGTGTCGCATGCGACTGAACGACGTCGTTCAGCGCCCGTTCGAGTCGATCGACGAGGAGTGGACCAAGCGTCCGCCCATCTTCACGATCGAGGGCTTCACCGAGAGCGACGACGAGGAGTGGCGCACCCACAAGCCGGGCGAGTGGCCGAGCGAGGATCCCCCGATGGGGGAGGGTGCAGAACCCCCGGGTGCCCCGCCGGGCGACACCACGGCCGACGAGAGCGCCCAAGACCAAAACGACGAGTCAGACGCGCAGGAGTAGCGCGTGCCGGACCCCACGACGATCGAGGGTTACGACGAGGTCGTCGGTGCCTTCGCTGAGGCGCTTCGCTCGGTGGCGACCGGCGCCGACAAGAGGGCACTTCGACGAATCGAGCGCGTGCTCCGCGCCGTCGCAGACGGCAGGCGCGTCGACGTCAACTCGGCTATGACCGAGGTCGAGCAGATCATGAGCGCCACGGCGCGCACGGTGGTGGGGCGCGTTACGCCGACGCTGCGCGCTCGCGTGAGGTCGATCGTCGCAGCCGCCAGGCGATTCTTCGCTCGAAGGTTCGGACTCACGCCCTCGTCGGCTGCGTGGGACAGGCGAATCGTCGAGATGGTCAGGCAGTCGCCGGTCGCGTGGGTCCTCGACGAGTACGGGCGGAGGTCGACGGACCTCGCCAGGATCGCGAGGAGAACGATCGCCGAGGGCGTCGACGCCAGGGTTTCGGCCGACAAGATCGGAGACGCGCTCGCTGTCGACGCGCGGCTCGTGGTGGTCAACAGGGCAGAGAGCTACTGGCAGACAGTCGCCGAGAACGCGGCGGCGCGCGCCCGATCGTCCGCCCACATCGCGGCGATGCACGTGGCTGGTGTCCGCGTCCTGATGTTCGAGGCGACGATCGACAGCCGAACGAGCGACATCTGCCGATTCATGCACGGACGGACGTTCGCCGTCTCCGACGCGCTGTCTCACCTGGAGAGACTCGAGGCCGTCGACCCGAGCGACACTGAGCGTGGTGCCGCGACCGCCCCGTTCGCCCGAACTATCACCTGGTGGGACGGAACGATCGCGATCACCGTGGGGGAGGGGCACCTCATGACGAGACTTGCCACCGTGGCGCGATCTGGGGTAGGCCACGAGGGGGACACTGGTGAGTACCTGGACGTGGCGACTGAGGCCGAGATGGTGCGCGCTGGATTCATGTACCCACCGTGTCACCACCGGTGTCGATCTCGGATCGTACCAGCCCGCTGACGCACTGTGGTAGCATACTGCTCAAATGAGCAGTGGGTTCACCGCAGGCGGGTTCTCCCCCGATCAGCAAACTGCGCTCGCCGTCTACATCGAGGCTGCGATCATGCACTCATTCAAGGAGCGTCAGAGTCGCATGACGCGCTTCGAGGTCACACGCAGGTTCAAGATGTGCGAGACGATCGTCGATACCCTCCGCTTCGACGCGCACTGGTCCGCGCAGAGAATCTGCGACCACCTGTACCAGTACCTCCTGGCTTCGATCGACGGTACCTCGTGGGTCCCGTCGACTGGATCCCGCTGGGGCACTCCATCGTGAGGAGTTTGTGATGATTTGTAACTTCTGTAAGAAGAGCGCGATCAAGAAGTTTCGCGAGCGCGGCGAAGGCGACGAGGCGTTCGTGTACACGTGTGAGGATCACGAGTACGAGGCGATCGAGCAAATCTGGGACAGTCCGCAGTGCAGCGAGCGAGCGGACCTAGTCGAGAGTCTGATCAAGGCACTCGGAGAGGACCTCGGGGTGAAGCGAACGCTCGCGAGTGTTCGCGACGCCATCCGTGAGGTAGGTGGAGGACCGGTGTTCGTCGAGCCGCTGTCCGTTCTGACCGACCTGTCCTACACCACTGTGAAGCAGCAGTGGCCGAGTGAGTGCAAGACGTTCGGGGACGCGCGCCTCGCAGTCGCCAAGGGGATCACGACCTCGGCTAGGATCGCGCATACTCCGCAGCAACTGTCTGCCGCGCTTCGGGTCGCGGTGGAGGCAGCTGGTTCCCTCGGGGCGTGCGTCACGCGATCTGATGCCACGCGAGACGACCTGTCCAAGAGCCGCGTCTTCTACGTACCGGTCGCCGGTGTTGAGGAGGCGCAGGGCGTCTCGATCGCCAAGGTGATCAAGGCCGAGGATCGAGGGGGCGGGGACTACTCGGAGCACTTCGTCCTCGGCATCGTCGCCGAGCCCGAGGTCGTCGACGCTCACGACGATGTCGTCGGCGAGGACGAGATCCGCCGAGCTGCCCACAAGTTCATGGAATCATACCGGAACATGGGGGTTCAGCACGAGCGCATCGACAACGAGGGGATCCGGATCCTCGAGTCCTGCGTCACTCGCTGCGACGAGGAGATCAGCGGTCAGTACGTGCGGAAGGGGTCGTGGATCCTCGGACTGCGCGTAGTGGACGACGACCTGTGGAAGAGCGTCCTGAAGGGGGACTACACTGGACTGTCACTAGGTGGGTCGGCCTTCCGCCGAGACGACGACTCACGGAGCTGGTAGTTTCACATTTTTGTGAAAGTTCAGAAGCTTCAAAAATTGTGCTACCGTACGAACTGCAAGACGGGAGAATCTAACAGATGCCACTCGACAAGATGATGAAGGCCAAGCGACTGAGTGACCTCGAAGTGGAGGAGGTGTCACTCGTCGGGAGGGGTGCCAACGGGCGACGCTTCCTGATCGTCAAGTCCGAAGATGGAGATGGCTCCAAGACCGAGGATCCTCCTCCTCCGAAGGTCGAGGACGAGTCGGCGAGTGCCGACGAGGACGTCGTCAAGAAGCTCACTCCGGTGATCGAGACGATCGTCAAGGCAGCAGTCGAGCAGGCGGTCGCAGCACTCGCCAAGAAGGACGAGTCGGCGCCGTCCGCACCCGCACCGACGGAGCCAGCGCCTCCCTCGCCGTCGAGTGGGCCCTCCGACGTCCAGAAGATGCAGGAGGAGATCGACGGGCTCAAGAAGACCGTCGACGAGCAGCGCGCGTCCATCGAGAAGTTCACCTCGCGCGTCACCGACTCGAACGCGGTGCCGGACGAGGGGCGGTCGCAGACGACCAAGTCCAAGTCACTCGGTGGGTGGCCGCTGGACATGAGTGCCGAGATCGCTCGCGAGAAGTCGGCGTAGGTCCGACCAGAGTACGCATCGGACCCTGAAGGAGCACTGGAGAAGCACATGGGCATCGACAACCGAGACCTGCTGGCGAAGGCCGACCTGGCACTCAGCGACCTCACGACGGGCGGCGGCGGCGCTGGTATCTTGGAGGACGGCCAAGCCAAGGCGTTCATCCGCACCGCGATCAAACGGTCGGTCCTGCTCAGCCGCGCGCGCACCGTTCCGATGCGCAGCCACACCGAGCAGTTGAACAAGATCCGCTTCGGGTCTCGTATCACGCGACCGGGTCAGGAGGCCACGGCCCTGGCCGAGGCAGACCGCGCCAAGCCGGACCTGAGCCAGGTCAAGTTGGAGACGGTCCTGCTCAAGTCCGAGGTTCGCTTCTCGGACGAGGTCCTGGAGGACCAGATCGAGCAGGGCGGCTTCGCCGAGACCCTCCGCACCCTGATGGCCGAGGCGGTCGGGCGGGACATCGAGGAGTTGATCGTCAACGGCGACACCGGGAGCGCCGACGCGTACCTGGCGCTGCTTGACGGCATCTTGGCCCAGGCGTCCTCGAACGTCGTCGCGGCTGGCGGCATCAAGCTCCAGAAGTCGATCCTCCGCGACATGCTGAAGGCCATGCCGTCGGAGTTCAAGGCCATGAAGGACCAGATGCGGTTCATCACGTCCGAGAACGCCAAGATCGACTACGGCGACACGCTAGCCGATCGACAGACCGGTCTCGGCGACAACCAACTATCGTCTGGCGACGCCGGGGGCATCGGGTACCAGGGCGTTCGGCTCATGGAGGTTCCCCTGTTCCCGGAGGACCTCGGCGTCGGCTCGGACGAGACCAACGTCGTGCTCACCGACCCGAAGAACATCGCAGTCGGGTTCTGGCGACGCGTTCGATTCGAGCGCGATCGAATCATCGGCGCGGGCGTGAACCTGTTCGTCGCGACGACTCGGGTCGACGTCAAGTACGAGGAGGAGACCGCGGTCGTCAAGGCGACCGGCGTCCTGGTCAGCTAAGCTGACGCACTGGTCGGCAGTACCGACTGACAAGGAGAGGCAATCATGGCACTCGGAACGATGACTCTGACGCGCGGCGTGGGCTCGAGCCCCGGGCCGGTCTACGCCGACTTGATCTCCTTCGACGGAGATGGAGCGTACTCGTCCGGCGGTACGACGGGCTTCACGGATCTGGTCTCGGCGATTCTGGGGCAGACGCGAACGATCCTCGGGGTCGTGGGGCAGGACTGCGGTGGGTACGTACCCGTCTTCCTGCCCGGCACCGACGCCCTCATGGTGTACGAGCAGACCGACACCGCGACGAGCCCGCTCATCGAGACGGCGACGGCGAACCTGTCCGGCACCGTCTTCAACCTGCTGGTCCTCAGCAAGTAAGGATCGGACGTGGCTGGAATCCCAGTGACATTCTTGAGCGGTGGCGCAGGCGCCACCCCCGAGGGATCGGCGAAGCCGAGCCTCACCGACGTCCTACGCGCCATGAACGGCGACGAGGGCAGCGGCATTCCCGCCTGGACGACGGGGATCACCGTCACGACTCACGTGGCCGTCTTGGCGACGGCCGGGTGGGTGATCGCGGTCGAGGGCACGACCGGCGACTCGGTCGGTCCCAAGCAGATGGTGCAGAGCGGCTCACCCGCGCAGGGCGAGGTGGACGTGCAGTACGACGCCGACGGCGTCGCGACGCTCACGTTCAACACCACCGACGCGATCACCGCGTGCGCCGTGGTCGTTCGCCCCACCGGCGCGAACCTCCTCTAAAACCCTCCTGCCGGGGGTTAACGGGGCCGATCACCCCCCCTTGGTGATCGGCCCCACTTTTACTCGTGGACAATCTGGTGCAGTAGACTAACGCGGCGAACGCGTGTACTATCACAACATGTCCAAGATCGTTCGTCTCAAGCCCTACGACAAGCGCGCCGGTCACCTGAAGCGTCGCTACGTGATCTCACTGCCCGGTGGGAAGTCGATGACGTTCGACGCCAAGCGCGGGTGGTACAAGGTCCCAGACGCCCTGGCGCGAATCCTCGCCGACGTCCACCAGAAGGAGTACGACCCACTCAGCGGTGCGGCGTTCGACATCTGCGAGGACGAGGATGGCGCCAAGCGCCTGGAGGCTGCCATCAAGAAGGCCAAGGAGCGCAAGCGTAAGCAGGTCGAGATCAAGCACGCCTCGGCGAGTGCCCCGGTCGACCTCACGTTCATGGACCTGCCAAAGTCGATGTCGGACGCTGACACTGAGAGCGACGTCCCCCTCATCACGCAGGACGACATCGAGGCAGCACTGGCCAGCGACGATGAGGGAGAGACCGACGACGGTGACACCCCCGAGGTCGACGAGAACACCGACGACTCTCCAGAGGACGACAAGCCGCGCACGCGTCGCCGTAGCCGCCGCAGTACCTCGAAGGCATGAGTACGTGATCACGGAGGCCCTCATCGCGATCCTCATGGAAGTTCGGCGACTAGAGTTGATCTTCGCGAAACTGGCTGAGGACTTGGACTACCAGCTGGATGTGGCGGAGGCTCTTCGACGGATGGAAGCCGGCCAGGTCATGCCACTGGATGACGTACTTCAATCTCTGAGTAACTCGTAGCTCCCTCGATCTCCTCGATCAACTCCCTACCGCCCCCGTCGATCACCTCAGCGGCGGCGATGACCTCTGGGTCGTCGTTGACGCTGTACCCCCTGCGGTACTTCCCACGTGAGTGGTCGATCACTGACGGCTTCGTGTCGGACGTTACTTCGATCTTCATTATTTTAATTGTAACGATTACACCAACCGCGTCAAGTACGCAGTGTTCGGTGGTAAGATCTCATCGTGGGGATCCCAATCAGCGTCAGCCAGGTGCCGAGTCTTATGCGTAGGATCGATCGTCGGTCGCGACGCGCGTGCATCGTCGGTGCGCGACGCGGTGCATCGAAGGGTCGGCGCATCATGCGTGCCAAAAGCCCCAGGGGAGCGCACGGCCTACTCCGACGCTCTTGGGTCGTCGAGGGCGCACAGTCGTTCATCGTCGATCGCGTCACCGTCGCGGCGGTTCTGGCGAACTACGCACCGTACGTTGGTGTGGTCGAGGGGGGTGCCCGACCGCACAACGTGAACCGCGCGGGCGTCGACTCCATCACTCGGTGGTTTCGCTTCAAGGTCAACGGAACGCGCGCTGGCTCGAGGTCGTCCAGGGCTGGGGGCGGCCCCGAGGGATCCGCGGGGGGTGGTGGTGCCGGGGGAGGCAGCTCGGGTACCCCACCGCGCGCCGCAGCTCGCAGAACGCGCAAGGTGCAAACATCTGAGCGCGACATTCGGCGCATGGTGTGGGGGTTCATCCGGCGCCTACGCCGCGAGGGGTGGAAGCCTGGATCGTTCTTCGTTCGTAATTCACTCCCGGAGTTGACGTCCGCTGCGAGCGACATGGTTCGCCGCGAGTTCGTAAAGATCGTATCTAGGCCCGTCATGCCGCGAAGGGGTAGAGTGAGGTAGTGTCGATCTCCGTTAGGTACAACGCACTGACCTCGCTGGCGCAGCGCATCCTGATCGACGTCCCCGAGCTAGCCGACAAGATCGAGATCGATCGCGGGGAGGGGGTGTCCCAGGGGACGCCGTTCAGTGAGGGGCTGCCGTCTCCGTCACTGCTGATCGTGCCGCAGCGCTTCGTGTACGTGCCAAACCAGGCGGTCGAGAGCTTCTACCCGGCTCCAGACAAGTTGGTCGTCGAGGTCGGTCACAACGAGGGCAGTGTTCAGCTCTACGTGGCGTCCGACGACATCGACGAGCGAGAGAACCTAGAGCAGGCCATCCTAGATATCTTCTACGGCCAGGAGTTGTCACCTGGGGTGCTGATGACGCACGTAGACTGGCTGAGTCACCTGGGACCGTTCTCGTGCGCGTGGGAGCTAGAGTCCAGTCAGTGGCAGGATGAGATGGTCTTTGACCGTGCTAGGAGGGCGTTCATCGAACTGTTTTCAACACTTCCGTGCCTTGGAGTGCGACGAGACGCCTGGCCGATGGACACCATCCGCGTCGCCCTCACCGAGGACTTCGAGACGGTGTACGACGAGACGGTCGCCGCCGGCCCGTTCGTGGAGGTGGCTCTGCTCACCGAGTAGCGAGTCACCACTGAACAAATGCGCACTTAACTGTGGTATCGTTCACCACGAACCATGGCCAGTGACGTCTACTTCAGCAACAACCCCTCGGATTGGCTCGCGCTGGAGGGGCTCTACGTCGCGGAGAAGGACCCACCGGGGTTCATCCGCGGCGTGAACCTCAACACGGTCGGGATCGTGGGAGAGACCACGAGGGGTCCGGCCAACGTGCCCATCGTGATCACGAGCGCCGCTCGATTCTTCGAGGTGTTCGGTGGTCGAGATCTCGGGGGTGGCGGAGCGATCGTCAACGACGTCTGGCTGGCGATGATTCGCAAGAAGTTCGGGACCACGGTCGTCGTGCGAGTCGTCGCCTCGGACGCGACCACCGCCGAGGCGGACTTCGACGACGCCGTCCCGACTGCCATCATCAACATCGCCGCGTCCAGTCCCGGGCTGTGGGGTGCCGGCATCACGGTCGACATCGCCGCCGCCACGGATCTCGACGCCAACCACTTCAACATCGTCGTTCACCACCTCGGCACCACCGTCACGTACGAGAACCTCGACGTCACGGCCGGGAACAACAACATCGCCGACGTGATCGGCGACGACTACGGCAACCTGATCACCGTCACCAAGCTGTCCGACGGTCGACCGGTCAACGTCACCGGTGCGTCGCTCACCGACACGGCTGGGAGCGACGGTACCATCGCCGCCGCCGACTACGGGTCGGACGGGTCGCTCACCGGCATCGACCTGATCAACAACTACGACGGCGTGTCGGTGTGCCTGGTGGCCGGCGTTCCGCCGACCCCGGCGACGGTCAACGGGAACATCTTCGCGCTGACCACCAACCTCAACGATCGCATCTGGCTGATCTGGAACGGGTCGCTGAGTGCGTCGGTTGCCACGGTCGTCGCTGACGCAGTCAACTTCCGGTCGGATCGCATCGTGTACTGCTACAACTCGCCGTACATCATCGACCCGACGAACAGTACCGAGGTCCAGGTTCCGCCGCACTCGTGGATGGCGTCGATCCTAGCCAACACCGACGTCGACGAGCACCCGGGGTCGATGCTGTCGAGCGAGTTCCTCGTCGGCATCTCGCGCCTCCAGCACGACGCGATCTCGCGCGGTGACCTGATCTTGCTCAAGAACGCGGGCATCTCCTCCCTGGAGCGCGTCAGCGGGCGCTTCCAGTTCCGGTCGGCCGTCACCACGGACCTCACCGCCGGAAAGACAGAGATCACGCGCCGTCGCATGGCAGACTTCCTCCAGCTCAGCGCCAGCGAGCGCCTTCGCTTCTTCGTGAAGCGCAAGAACTCCCTGGAGAACCGCGCGCAGATGATCGGCGAGTTGGACACGTTCAGCTCGACCCTCAAGGACGGTGGGCGGGTGATCGAGGACTTCGCGATCGAGTCCGACTCCGTGAACACCGAGGCCCTTCGAGCGCAGGGGCAGGAGTCCCTCCTCTGGAGGGTCAAGTTGATCGGGCACATCCTGTCCCTCGTCTTCCAGACTGAGATCGGGACCGGGGTGACGATCGAGTCGGTCCTGACGAGCTAAAGGAGCACCCAGGTGGGTCAGTACGACATCAGAGGACAGGAAGTGTCGATCCTCTTCGCCGTCGGCGGAGTCAGTCAGATCGGGTCGATGCTCAAGGTGAAGAACTTCACCGTCACCGAGCGCGGTGAGTTGGTCGAGAGTGACTACGTCGGCGAGCCGGTGTCCGACCTCGACTACCGTCACGATGGCTGGGACATGTCGTGGGAGATCGACGTGCGCGACTCGATCGCCATGGACTTCCTCACCAACATCGTCGCGCGCGACGACGTAGGCATTCCCCAGCCTGACATCACGATCACCGTGATCTACAAGTTTCGCGAGGGAGCGGGCGTGGAGCCGCGAATGGAGGTCTACTACGGGACGGTGATGCGCCCGTCGGAGACCGGTTTCAGCGGGCGCAAGGAGTACATCTCCACGTCCTGGGAGGCGAAGGCCAAGCGCCGTCGCGTTATCGCCCTGTAGCACCTGCCCCGTCACCCTAACCCGGCAAGGAGTATCCATTGAGCGAGTTTGCATCCGTCGTCAAGCCACGGAGGCTGCGGTTCTTTCCCCCACCACGCTTCAAGATCAGGAGCTTCGTGCTCGAGGAACTCACGTGGAAGAAGGAACTGCACGCAAAGAAGCTAGTTGACGTCAAGCGTACGTCCGACATGTCACCGGAGACCGTAGAGCACCTGATCACGATCGAGACGATCCGCGTGTGCATCGTCGAGGTCAACGACGAGAGCGTCGAGGACGCGCCTTACGAGGAGTTGAACGACTGGCCTCACACGCTCATGAACTTCGTCACGATCGCCTTCCACGACGTCAACAGCAGTAGTGATCTGGAGGAGATCGAAAATTTTCGGAGGGCAGCCGAGGAAGCGGTGTAGATCAGTCACGCGAGGACGTAGTCCCGCCGCGCCCCGAGCTGTCGAATCCCTACATGGAGGCTCGCCAGCGCTTCACCGACCAATTTACTTGGCTGTCCTGGCATGTGTCAGGGATCACGGAGAGGTCGCTCGCTGAGGCCCCTCTGTCGTACGTCCGCCAGTTGTCCTACTCCATCGAGCGAATGATCAACTCGGGGGCTCCCCCTCCTAGTAAGATGAAGTAGCAGGATCATGTCCCTCAGCACCATCTACGACGTTCGTCTTCGCTATCGAGTCGACGACTTGGCGACGAAGAACGTCCGAGACATCGCGCTGCACACCGAGCGCGCAGGCAGGCACTCACGCTTCCTCGGGTACATGTTCCGCCGCCTGGCCTTCTGGGGAGGTGTCGGTGGTATCGGCCTCCTCACCAAGGGGATGGTCAGCTTCAACATGAACATGGAGCAGGCCCGATTGAGCATCGCCGGTCTGCTCCAGATGACGAGCAAGACGCCGTTCGAGCAGAACATGGCCAATGCGACGGACATCGTCGCGCAACTTCAAGAGCGAGCCCGCAAGTCCACCTCGACCACGATGGAGTTGGTCGAGATGCTCCAGCGAACTGTCCAGCCGCTAACCGCCGCCGGACTCTCCGTCAAAGAGCTTCCTGAGTTCATCCATCGCGCGGCCATCGCCGCCAAGATCTTCGGTGACGAGCAGATCGCGGCGCTTGACATCGAGCAGGCCCTCGTCTCGAACGTAACGATTCGTGACCGCTTCATGAAGAAGTTGCTGTTCACGATCGGGA